CAGCACCAGGAATACTTCCTCCCATTGCTAATTGCATAGTGATGGGTTTAACACTATCTCCTAATTGAGCCATAGGAACAGTTTGGTTAGCCCCAGCCATAGCAGGCATTAGATTGCCACCATCTTGCATAGAAGGACCACCCCATGCACCATTGTAATTAAATCCTTTGTCTGTCAATCCACCCATTGTTCCCTCTATACCATTCTGTGCTTCAGGGACATCATACTTATCTAGCCATCCTCCATCTTTCATAGTGTTATCCTTTCCACATATGTGACATATGTATGCATCCTTCTTGCTGGAATCTGATTTATCCCAGGAGTGTCCGCATGTGCATTTAATCTTGTTAGCCATTATTTGTAAGAGATTTGGCTTGGTGTAATAATGAATTGAGAAACTAAATGTGCATCAAATCTGTTGTCCAATATATGTCTCACCTTCAACTCTTTAGCACGTAGAGGTTCTTTCTTAAATGATCTCTTTCCATAGTCCATGTTAGCCTGATTCACCACCTTGTCTATTGATAAAGATTCACACGTACGTACGAATAACGGTTCCTGCTTATACTTCACAAGTGACCAGAAGGTGTTGTATTGATAGAAGTTATCACTCTTTGTGAATGTAATTGTCTTACTCTCAGCGTTATACAAAGGATACTTCAAGTATTCCTTCAGATTGTTGATAGGTTTTGGAACCAATTCAAGCACACCTGTACTCTGTTGACCATTGTATAACACAGCCTTATTAAACCAAGCATCATCAGTTTCTATCTTGCGGTTGTCATCTGATATACCATCTGGATCAGGGAAATACTTATATGCCTTAGTGTAGTCTTGAACAGATTGAAGAATCTCATCTTGATACTTATAAGCAAACGGATATTCAATGATGTATGGTTTTACACAGTCATAATACTTATTGTATATAACAGGGTTTTTGAGATGTGTCCAAAGGGATGCTGTATTCCTCTCTTGATATTGTATTGCTGCAAGTTGATATTGCTTAATTGTTGTTACAGGGATATTCCATGATTTATTACAACAGGAGTTTCCTTCTGCCTTAATCACAATCACACTCACTGTATCAGCAACAACAACAGCAAGTCCAGAAATAAGCTGACTCTTAGGAACGTCAGAAGCAAGCAGGTTCCCCATATCGTCATATATGGAGAACTTGCTTAATCTGCTACCAGCTGCTTTTAGCTTTATGATTATTGTTTTATTCATGTATTAACATTGACCCACTTGAGTAATAAGAGCTAAGCTACCCGATATTACATTAGGAGTTTGACCATCACACAAACATGCACTTCCTGATTCACCGTCACTTAAAGCTACAGATTGATTATTACCTGAACAATCTGTCCATTGAACTATTGCACCACCAGTGTCTGCTGTAAAGTTCCAGTTGAAACATCCTGCTCCTGCACCAATAGACTCACAATAACTTGTGGTGGTTGTGGTTGTTGTACTAGTGCTTGTACTAGTAGTGGAGGTAGTAGAAGTGGTGGAAGTTGTAGAAGTGGTGGATGTACTAGTTGTTGATGTACTAGTTGTAGTTGTAATTCCTATTGGTATGAGATCAAAATTTGTACAAACACCTGTTGACTGCACCTTTATTATTGTAGCTGCATCAGGTACAGTTACAGTATATCCTGCAAGCAACGAAGCCTTAGATACACCTATTGCTACGGGCACACTGTACCCATCTGCATCTGAGTATATGTTAAAGGGTCCTGTGTCTGCCCCTGCGCTTGTTAGTGTTACTAATACTGTCTGTGCCATATAATACTAAGTTTTATTTATATTTTAACAAGTTCCCACCTGAGTTGGTCCTATTACTATACCTGATGCATTAGGAGTTTCTGTATCACACATACATCCACCACCTGATTCATTTGGACCTAATACATTACTTGCAGGATTACCATTACAATCTGTCCAAGTTACTGTTCCACCTTCTTCACCTGCTGTCCAAGTCCATTGAAAACATCCTCCTTTATCATCACAATATGCTGGTGGTTCGGTAGTAGTGGTTGTTGTTGTAGGTGTGCAAGATTCTTGGCAGGCTAGTAATGTTGGATATGTACCTGAACTGCCACTAATTTGTACACAATCACCATCAACACAATTATAACTTGTATTACATGCTAGATCACAGGCTTCAAATGATGGGAATTGACCAGAACCATCTGTTATTTCTACACAAATACCGTGTTGACAATTATATGTTATAGGTGGTGGTGCCTCTGTAGTGGTAGTGGTTGTTATGGGTGTACAGGCTGATTCACAGGCAATCAACGTAGCATACGTACCCGAACCATCTCCTGGATCCACACAGTTACCACTAATACAATTATATGAAACAGGTGGAGGTGGTGTACACACTGCCTCACATGCACCTAATGTACTATAAGTACCTGATCCATCGCCTGGATCTATACAGTAGCCACCAACACAGTTATAAGACTCAGGCACACCACAAGCACTTAAACATGCAGATAGTGTAGAATATGTTCCAGAACCATCACCAGGATTGATACAAGCTCCATCAACACAATTATAAGATGGAGGAATTGGCGCAGTTGTGGTGGTAGTAGTAGTAGTTATTTGTGATGCAGTTCCATTAAAGTTACATTCAGGCACGTAAGGTGTAGTTGTAGTGGTTGTTGTACTACTAGTGCTACTTGTAGTGGTTGTTGTAGTTTGTTCTACAGCACTACCAACTAGTGTACAATCAATAGGTACTTCCTCAGCAGCTATAATATCCAAATCACATCCTCCATTCAATCCAGAATAGAAGAAGTTGTTCTCACCAATATACCAGTTGGGTAGATAGGTGTGGAAACTTACCCAACTCTTAGTGTTGAAGTTGAATGATACAGTCCAACCTTTGTTACAGAAATAAGTTTCATCTGTTAAATACACTGTCTTGTTTAACACTAAAGGTTGTGAATTCTCACCACTTTGAGGATACACTTCCTCTATATAAAACTCCCTATTTACAGCATCGTATTTAACATCTTTGCTCTTTGGGATGTAGTCAAGTTTGGTTAATAGCACCCTATCATACTTACTATCATATACACCGTGTAAACCAATACCATTGAAATGGTTGTCTGTTTGTACGTCTGGGAAGTAGCGTAGGATTTCAAATGCCAAATGATCTGTAAAGAACCTGTTAAGTCCTGATCCAAATCCTGAAAGATCTACAGCTTGTGTACCAACAATTAAGAACACCTGTCCTCTTTTAGCATCTATGCTCACCTGACCTTGTGGTATCTTGAGGAGCATTTTGTTCTGGGTTCCTACATATCCCAAATCAGTTTCAGCAAAGTCAATTGGAGGAGCTCCTCTGAATAACAAAGGATTACCAACATAGGCAGCCTGAGGGTTGCTAGTGTCAATTGTCAACAAGTTGTTATACAACAATGTCTTGTTTTCAAATCTAACAAGGATAGCTTTATTCTGAATACCATCTACAGAAATTACATTTCCATAGTTCTGAGGGAAGTCATAATAAGATATAGCTCTATAAATCAGCCAGCTGTTCACCCTATTATCAGCATCTATATTCTGAGCATCAGAATAAATAGCTCTAAATGGATAGTAGGTGTAACAAGGTTTGTCCCAATCTATAGGCAGATTAGTGAACGTGTTCTCTCTGTTCTGCTTAGAATATGTGACATTATAGTAGTAGGTGTTATCCTGAACAATAGGAACATAGTCTTCTTGCACCCAATCATCAGGAATACCTGTACTCACGTGAGGCCAAAAATCACCTTCTCTATTATTAAATGCTTGTCTTAAATCAACGTTATAAGAGCTCTCACAGTAGAAATTAGGAATACCATAAGCAAACAAATAGAAGTAACCATCATAGAAAGTTCTACTAGAATCACTAGAAAAAACAGTTCCTGGTGCAATAGTTGTACTTGTTGTAGTGGTTGTTGTGCTAGTGCTACTACTGACTGAAATAAGAGATGTTCCCTCGTTAGGACAATCAAAGTTGTGAGCCTTATAAGATATGATATTGGAAAGTGTTCCTCCACTACTTACATAGTCCTTCAGAATAGAACGAGCTGAGTGCCAATACTTTGGATAGGCTATATTACCTATCTCATCATAGAATATATCACTATCATCAGGAGCTCCCACTCTGTTGTCAATAAAGAATGGTAGTTTGCTCTTAAACGTAAATCTGCTAATAAACGTATCACCACCAAATACTGTCTGCACCTCAGGTGTACCACTATTCAAAAATATTTGAAAGCCAGTGTCCACAGTTTCGTAAGAATAAATTTGACCATACTGGTTTACAAATATGTTCTTCAGGGAAGCGTAGTAAGACACTACAGATATATCTTCTTCCTTCGCAGGAACATCACAATTACCAATTTCTGATATAGTGAATCTAGACTTATCTGTAAGTAGAGGACTTCCTCCAGCCACCATATTAGGACTTTGGTCTGGGAATGGTAATCCAGGTCTTGTTAAATCTGTTCTTAGGTAGACAGATGATTCTCTGTTGAAGTTATTGATATTATACGTATCGTTAACATTCTGTACACCAGGAATAAGATATCTAGCAATGTCTAGGTTTCTCTGTTTAACACCTAAGTCATCAGGAACTCCCACTCCGTAGTTATAATCAGCTACAGAGTTAAAAGAATATGCATAGTTCCTTCTAGTGATACCGTTTACATATATTGTCAAATAGGCCTGGTATGCAGCAAACATTGCTGATGCACTAAATGGTGTAGTAAGTGCACCAAGCTTATTAGAACTATCAAGAGCTTTCACCTGAGCTTCTTCTGATAGAAGCTTGTATTTAGCATTGTTCCTAACTTGAACAAAGTGAGCCTTACCTCCACCAAACATCACACTCTCAAGCTTTAGAATACCACCTAAGAATGGCTGTCCAAAGGATGTTTCAGGAGAGTTAAAGATTTGTCTGTATTTCTCTGTTACACCATGCTGTGGAGTTTCAAATTTACAACTTGGTCCTGTTACACGTGTAGGTCCATTAAAACAAATGTTATCAGCATTTTCTATTGCTTTAGGAACTGTTCCAGGAACTGCATAAAATGTAAATGTTTCTACATCTGGCCATCCTTCTATCCATGCTGTAGAAGGTCCATTATATATATCAACCCATTCGATTCTACCTCCTGCTTTAAGGAATGTAGGAGGACATATTGTTGCTGTCCAAATATCATATGTAGACAAACCTGCTTTACCTGTTGCAGGAGATGTTATTGTAGGTCGAGTTATAGAGCATAAAGTGTACGTGCCCGTAGCATAATACTTTTGTGTTCCTGTTTTATTACTGTTACAGTCAGTGTATTGCACTTCTGCACAATCAGCACCGCCTCCAGAACAAGGACCTAAAGAGTCAATAAATACATTATAGTGATCACATATCTGTGCAAACGCATTATTGTTTGAATTAAGAAACGGATCTTGATTAAGATCGTTATAAGGATAGTTGGGGTAGAAGAAGGTTTGCTTCTCTCTTTCATATGTGTTAACATTCCTAAGAATTCCCTTAGCAACAATAGACTTGTTTGTACCACGATCTGCACGTATGATTTTAAACCCAACAATCTCATCCTTCTGTTCTGTTGTTAAACTAGAAGTTTGAATTAATGACTCAATTTGTTGTACATCCAAACGAACACCAATGGGGAACACAGCATCGTTTCCTTGAACCATTGCATTTGGACCTAAGAATATCTTAGATTCATATGCAGGACTAATATTAATATCAGGAAACTTGTGATGTCTGATAGGCTGACCAGCCAAATCACCCCACACTTCTGTATTACAGGGATAGGTTTCTGTAGACTGCCAGTAAGAAAACTCACCATATTGATATGGACCTTTGTAATCTTCTGCTGCACAATAACCAGGAGAGAATCCTAATGTATATCCTGTGTTGTATATTTTCCAATAAGGACTTGTTCCTGTAAGAGGATCAGGTTCACCTATGAAGTCATCATTACTAGGACTCACTGGTATTAGATCATTAGTGTTTGCTATTCTACCAGGAATATGGAATCCATCAGTTTGTTTACCGTTGTTAAGTAGAAATACTATCTCAAAAGCATACACCTCATCCCTTAGATAACCTCTAAGATTGGTTGCATTTAGTTCATCTGCATAGTTCTCATTGGCTGGTATTCTCCAGGTTTCCCATTGCAGAGTGATATTGTTAGCAATCCCTTGATAGTTAATACGATCAATGGATGTTAGATTGTCCCACACAAGAATGTCCTGTACATTTGTAAGGTCTTGTGCAATATCATAATATGGGAACTTCTCAAATATATCATTGACAGTCAGTCTGATTTGTGTAACATTCTGACCTGTGTATGTGATTTGTTTCTGTAGATTGTCAATGTAATATGTACCAGCAAGTTCTACAGAAGTGATACCATTAATGGTTTTGATCACTGCCAAGTTGAAATACTGGTAGAGTCCTGTATCCTCTAAGTTACTGACATTCAGGATGATAGATTTACCAACAGGATAGTTGAAGTTTACTGATGTAATAAACTCGTCAGCAATAGGTGTAGGATTGGTTACAGAGTAGTATGATGTATAAGGATTACCCTGAGGATCAGAGTATTGAATAGCAAATTGATATGTACCAGCTATCAGATTACCTGTGCTAGCAACATCTGCCACTTCCAATTGAGGAATCTTAAAATTAGGCTGAAGTTTAAGTTGATTACAATCTACATCATCTGTGTATTCTGGGTCGCAGAAAGGAGTGCCAGACTTGAGTATTTTTGGGATATCATCAATGTCAAGATATCTTCTAGGATTGTAACCATCTGTCCAATAAATCTCTGTGGTACAGTTAGTTATCTTATGAGCTGCCTTGTGAATTGGATAGTTAACATTGAAGTTGAGACAAGGAGCATTTACAAGCACACGATAGACACAATCGTTATTCTGCATATATCCAATCTGGCTAGCGCCAGTTTCTGGATTAGTGATGAAGAATATATGTTTACTTTTCTCTTGGATGAAGTGTGTACCAATAAGTACATAACCAGAAGGAAATGTAACACAAAGTTCATTCCCTGGCTCATTCTGATAGTTTACAGAATTAGCATCAAAGTTTTCTACAGCAGCATTCAACGCGTATGTCAGTTTCCCTTTTGGAATCTGATTAACGGTTTGGTCCATGTTAAGACCAGTGGTAGCATTATTATACTCCTGTCTAATATTACCTTGTTCTTGTTCAGCCATTAGTATTAGTTATTACGTCTCCAGCCATATCTATTAGTACGGTTGGGGAGTTCATACATATTAAATCTATTCAAGTCATTCTTAATCCTGCGCTGTTTAGCCCAAGGATCTTGTTTCTTAATTTCAATATCAGCCATGATGAACGCTTCTTCAGACTGTTGTTTATAGTTCATCATCTTCCTTTCTAGCTGATTATAGGTTTCATCATTAGTCTGATTGGTGAGTGTTTCTATCACCTTGTATTTGATGAAAGCTTCAATATATTCTCTGATACGATAGTTGTTAGGAATCATTTGATTACCCACTTGATCATATTCTGTAGCATAGAAAATAAGATGGACAACACCATTTCTGAAGTTGGTTACAAACTTATTATCTCTGATGTCAAAACTATCATATCCAGCAGATCCAGGAGTGAACTCACGAAGAGGAGGTGCTTGAGAGTAGAACTCCCAGTTGTTTGTATATTCTACACCACAGTTCTTCTGAACAGATATATTACCTGGTTTGAGTAGATACTCCCTTTGATATAACACAGGGGCTTGGTTGTTTGTCTTGTACACTGTCTCAATTAGCTGAGGCATACAACTACCATCACATCCTACATTACCACAACAAGGGCTAGGACAAGATGGTCCACCGTATGTAACAGGACTCACTTGAATTGTAGTGGATGTAGCAGCCTGTGAATAGAATGAGTTAGCTTGTTGATAGGGGAAACCGTTTACAGCTGTACACATCCATGCTTCACGCACAGCAATAAAGTTATCTGGAAGTCTAGCTTCATAATCGTTTATGTACAACACTTCCTCTTGAATAACATACGTAGCCCTGCCTAGTTTTCTAAGACATTTGTCTAGATAGGTGGGGAACATCAAATCATCTACAGCTCCTGTGTCAAAGTAGCTTTTAAACTCTTCCTTTACTGTGGAGTAGATGATGTCAGGAGAGATGAAGTTATATTTGTAGTAGTATGCCATTTATTTACATTTTCCATTCATGATAAATATGTTGATACCTATCATTGGTTTTGATATAGTGAGATAGTAATCTTGATGTATTTCTGGAAGGTTTAAAATACCATAGAGCAGAATGTCTGAATCTTGCTGTGTCTTTAAACCAAACCCATCCAAAGAAATAGCCTTCTGTATGGAAGTTAAAATTGTAGATGCGTTTGCCTTTCTCTCTTGTCTTCTTCCAGTCTATAGGAAGATTGACAAACTCTTTGCCATCTATCCCCTTCATTTTCCTACGTTTTTTCTTGTTGATAGAGAACTCACCAAACCCATATGGAAGCCTTGCCCTTTCTCCTGTCTCTAGGATGTACTCTTTGAAAGCCTCGTTATAGGTGTAGATGATGTTTCTCCACTCATCAAACGTAAGTTTAATTGAGGGATTTTTCTTACAGAAATTGTTGTAGTTTTCTTTGCTTGCGCTTCTCCAGTCTATTTTTACTCGCATATCATCTAAGGTTTGGAGCGTTAGGTGCTTGACCATCAACTCCATCGCTTGTGATATCTGTTTTAAGTGCGAAGTAGGTATTTAACAACTTCTGAGAAGTTAGTTCAAGAACTTGCTTTTCTAGGTAGCCAGGAACAGGAGATTCTTTGTCAAGAGGATTCTTACACAATTCTTCTGTTGAATATTCTGGGCTTCCACAGCCACATTCTGGGTACATGATTTCGTTTGGAACATCCTCTTCAAAAAGAGCAACAAGTCTGATGGCTTTTAGAAGTGGATTGTTTACATACAAATATCCATTAGTAATCCAGTAGTATTCTTCCTTTTTAATTATGGGAAGCTTAAGCAAATTGATATATCTGTTGATGGTTATTTCTTTTAACTTCTTTCCCTGTCCACTAAGTGCATTGATTGAATATACACCCTGTATTACATATTGATAATTACCCTCTGTAATACGAGGAAGTTTAAATTTAGTTCTAGCTACATTACAAGGATCAGAATACTCACAGCATTCAGAAATAGGCACTTCCACCATTTCCAAACATGGAATGGTAGTGAACACTGTATCAGTGGCCCAAAGCTTCCTCAGATTAGTCTCACGCTTTATCAAAAGGAAGGCATTATTCTTAATCTCAGACATGACAGCTCTATCCGTGATCAAGTTATCTGTAGACAGTAACTTGTGCATGGAGCGTACATCTGAAACTAATTTCCTAAAAGTAGACATTATAAATATTGTTTGAATATGTTTGTCATTCCATCCTCATAATCAATGAGGAAGGCAGTCACCTCACCTCGCGCGCACGTGTATCCATTTTTCTCATCCCAACCACTCTTTGCATTTGAGAATGCAGGTATCTGATAAAATTTAATTCCGTTGAAATCTTGACTCAACTCGTGGTGTTTGTCACCTGTAAATATATAATACACCTCATGATCAGACCATTCATCTTTGTATTCCATAGGGAATATTCCAGCAAGTTTAGCAGGTTTTATAGCATCCCCATGATTAAACATCATTGCAGAAACACCATAACTAACATACTTTCTATATTTAGGAGAGCAGTCAAACGTCAACCTATCAGTGTTTCTGAAATAGGTTTTCAGCCAGTTGATTAAATGCCATCCTACATATTCATCATGATTACCAGCCACATACACTACATCTACATTATCAGCATAATTGAGCAGTAGTGTAATCATCAGTATCTCGTGGTTACATATTGCCTCAAATGATTTGTGGTAGTCTTTTATATTTTGCTGAGGAGTGCCTTTGGTTGTAGTTCCTGTAAACTCACTGTTGAACTCATCTGATCCAATGATATAAATCACCTTGTCCAGTTTGTTAGATAGAGAAGCTTGACCAAGGATTGTTTCCACTCTGTAAGCCATTGTAGCAAACCTTTCTTCAAGGCTGTTATTTCCATCTACATCTAGCTTATTATAATGTGCGTCTTGTTTGTTGATTATAAGAGCAGCAATAGGTTTTCCTGGTTGCACCTTTGGAGACATAATCTCCTGAGAAACAGGAGCATATTCACTAAGAAACTCTATAAAAGAGTCTTGGAAAACTTGTTCTCCTTTCTTTTTACCAAGCCAAGCTTTCACTTGATAGTGAGGCTGGTCAGCATTTCCCCAGTAGTTCTGAACGTATTTAGTTATTTCCCATTTATCTGTGTCAATCTTACACTTCTCAATCAGCTCTTCTAAACTTTTAATTTCTTCTTTTGAGTTGAGGACTATCTCACCTGTTCCTTTCTGCACATCCTCAATAAACCTAACGATTGTGTCTTCTAGTTCTCCAATGTAATTTGCAGTTTCTGCATCTTCCCTTGCTATTTGGGAATCTCGGAGTTCCTTCATCAATTCATCCACCTCATTTTCTGTAATGTTTAGCTTGTCTGCATAGAACTTTTTGCTTTTCTTCCAATGAAGCATCTGCTCCAGTTGGTACAGAAGGGATTGATTTTCAGGCATTTACGATTTGATTTAGTTAAAATTACAGTAAAGGTACGGAGGTTTTTAATATTTTCCAAATTATTTTAACCTTTCTAGTTATCCATTCTAACTAAACTTGTTATAAATAAAAACTCCTAGAGCCGAAGCCCTAGGAGAAACCCTGTAAAACCAACAAAACAGGATTTTTTAACTCATTGATAACTTGTTTATTTTCTCTTCAAGTTCTTTTATCTTGTTCTCTAGGTATGCTATTTTAAGAGTGTGCACATCCGAATAGTTCAATGTTAGTCTTTCTTCACCATCAACTAGTTCAGGAAGTATTTCTTTTACTTCTTGAGCAGAGTAACCATATCTAATCTTACCTTGATCATCATCAATGAATGTGTATTTAATCACATTTACATTGAGCAAAATATTAGGATTAGTTTCCAACACATTCTTGAATCTAATATCAGAAGATTCAAAGAAAGCAGTGGCAGTCATATTGCCAGAATTAACAGTTACGTTATTGCCTGACTGAGACATTGAGCTATTACCTATTGCTGTAGCACTTGTAAACTTAGCTATGAAGTTTGTTGTACCACTTATTGAACCTGCACTACTTGTACCTGAACTTCCAGCTGTACCTGAAGTACCAGAACTTCCAGCTGCTCCTGTAGCACCATTGGCTCCAGAACTACCTGACGTACCACTTGATCCTCTTGTACCAGATGTTCCAGAAGAACCTGCAGCACCTGTAGCACCAGTGGCACCAGTGGCACCATTAGCACCTGAGGTTCCACTTGTTCCTTTGGTACCTGAAGTACCAGAACTACCAGCTATACCAGATGTACCAGAACTACCAACTGCTCCATCTACACCACTTGTTCCACTTGAACCAGTGCCACCATCTGCACCAGATGTACCACTAGAACCAGGATTACCAGAACCACCAGACGTACCTGAAGAACCAGTTGCACCTGATGTGCCACTTGAACCACTCGTTCCAGTTGTTCCACTAGAACCATTAGTACCACTGCTTCCGCTAGTTCCATTAGTTCCACTAGTTCCATTAGAACCATGAGTTCCAGATGTACCACTAGTTCCACTACTTGCAGAAGTACCAGAACTACCGCTCGAACCAGATGTTCCATTAGTTCCTGATGTACCAGAGGAACCAGATGAACCTGCTGTACCTGAACTTCCTGTAGTACCAGAACTACCAGATGAACCAGACGATCCACTAGTAGCGCTTGTTCCAGAACTACCAGAAGTGCCTGAAGTTCCAGAAGAACCAGATGAACCACTTGATCCTGATGAACCACTAGATCCTGCAGTACCAGATGTACCAGAGGAACCTGACGTTCCGCTAGAACCAGATGATCCAGCAGTGCCAGATGTACCAGAAGATCCAGAGGTTCCAGAGCTTCCTGCAGTACCTGAGCTACCAGAAGAACCATTAGTTCCACTTGTACCAGATGTTCCACTTGTAGCAGAAGTACCAGAAGTTCCGTTTATTCCTGAGGTTCCTGAACTAGCACTTGTACCAGCTGTACCAGATGATCCTGAACTACCACTAGTTCCAGTTGTTCCTGATGAACCACTACTTCCAGCTGTCCCACTGCTACCTGCTGTTCCAGAGGAACCAGCAGTACCTGAACTTCCATTAGCTCCAGAAGTACCAGAAGTTGCACTACTACCAGATGTTCCTGCAGTACCATTACCACCAGAAGCACCTGCTAGGTTTATTGTCCAGCTTGAATATGTTCCACTACCAGTGAATATTCCATTAGATGTTACATCTAATTGTCCTGTTCCTGGATTATATGCGGTTACTGTAGCTTCAAAGTTATTACTTCCATTATACGCAACAATAACAACCTGAGCTATTGTATATGAAAGACCTGTATCAGTTGTAATTGTGTAGTTCTGTCCTGCTCCAGTGGGAATTGTTAAAGATGTAGACGAAGCACCAATATAGTCTGCTGATGAACCACTACTACCAGAAGTACCAGAAGTTGCAGACGTGCCAGAAGAACCAGAAGATGCAGATGTTCCAGAGGAGCCACTTGTACCTGAAGTACCAGAGGAACCTGAGCTACCAGATGTTCCTGATGTTCCAGATGATCCAGAGCTACCAGAAGTGGCAGACGTACCACTTGAACCAGCTGTGCCTGAGGAACCAGAGGAACCAGAAGTTGCTGATGTACCACTGGAACCAGAAGTTCCTGAGCTACCGTCAGTGCCTGAGCTACCATTGGTACCTGATGTACCTGTTGTACCAGAACTTCCACTTGTTCCAGATGATCCAGAAGATCCTGCTGTTCCGCTTGTTCCACTACTTCCAGAAGTACCGCTAGAACCACTAGTACCAGAAGTACCAGAACTTCCATCACTACCACTACTTCCACTTGTACCTGATGTCCCACTAGAACCAGAGGTCCCAGAAGATCCACTTGTACCAGAAGAACCAGACGTACCGTTAGATCCATTTACACCAGATGTTCCACTAGTGCCATTACTGCCACTAGATCCAGATGTACCAGATGATCCATCAGTTCCACTAGAACCAGATGTACCAGTGCTACCACTAGATCCAGAAGTGGCAGAACTACCTGAACTTCCAGAGCTACCAGAAGAACCAGATGTGCCAGAACTTCCACTAATTCCAGAAGAGCCATTTACACCTGATGTACCAGAAGTTCCGTTTTTTCCACTACTACCACTACTACCTGCAGTTCCTGAAGATCCCTTTATTTCACAAATCTTTTCATCTATCTTTTCAATAGCTACAGTGAGTGTATCACAGGTTTGAATCCCTGTGCAAGGGAGATTGGGCCCATCATACTTTATCTTATTAGAACCAGTTAGTTCAGGATTACAAGGATCACAATTATGTTTGTGCATTAGTTTTTTACATTAAGGAATGTACATTATGTAGTAACATCCAAGACCAGGTTGAATATTAGGATGGGACAATCCACCTCCTGTAGAACCAATAGTAGTTGAAACACTAATGCCAAGAGAGGTGTTTGTGCTTGTTTTACCTAATGTAGCATTTGCAGCAGTTGCATTAACTAAATCGTAGCTACTATTTCCTCCAGCATTGTGTGCTTCAGCTATAGCATGAGTACCGTCAATTGTAGTGCCACTGTCTCCAGTGCCTACAGTTAGGTGAGTGTGTCCAGTGTCTGTTGCAGAAGATGTAGCTGAATGAGAGTGTGAAGGAATCTGATTAGTAGTGAGAGTTACTGAATTAGCACCCTGTGTTCCTAGAAGAACATAGTTAGGATTACCAGCTATTGCAGGATCAACTGCAGGGTTCATAGCTCCACCACCCATACCTGTTGTAACACCTACAGGCACACGTCCTCTTTTATCAGGAGTACCATTTAGACCGTTACACAAATATATTTTTTCCCAATCACCAATACCAGCACCTGTACCATCAAATTTACCTGTCAGAGAGCCGTAAAACTCCACTGCTACATAAGGTATCATTTTGTTGTAATACTTAGTGTTAGTTCCAACACTAGCTAGATAGGCAGAAATAAGAGAATTAAGATCTGCAAGCTTTACATAGTTAGTGTTAACGTTTAGAGCAAGAGCATCAAGTTCAACCTCTAAGCCACAAATCTTATTGATAGCTGCCTGAAGGATGGCATGAGTTCCAGAAGAACTAGTTACACCAGTAAGACATCCTACAGTGTAAGGTCCTTCCAATGCAGCAATGTCAGCTTCTACAGCTGTGAGTCTTACATCAAGCTCACAGATTGCTTTTATCAAAGCGTTAATTACATTAGGAAGACTTAAATCTTCACATTCAACTAGATTCTTACTAACAATATTACATATGATTGCAGGAGGGATTTCAAGAATAATACCCTCACCATTTAATGTAGATGTAAGAAATGTAATCAATGCTTGCTCTACATACGAAAGAGAGTCACCAGTTTGGATTCCCAAAACAGGTACATTTACACCCGTATATCTGACGCACTGATCTGATACAGTTTCTACACAGCCGTTATAGCAATTTGAACAAATGTTGGACATTTATTTATATTTTAAAATTTTAACTCTGCTTGCGATCATATTCACTGTGAACTCAGCAGCATAATCGGGGTTACAATACTTATAGGTGAGGATTCTCCTATAGTTTAAAAGATCTAAAATTGCTCCACCAGGTACAGGTTGGTTTAAAATAAACACAACATTGTTGTACAAATTGTTAGCTAGCTCAGCCATTCTACAATCTATTTCTGCAATAAGAGCAGGAATACTAGCGCATTCTGGACAATGTGTAAGTCTAGGTGATAACATTTTTTATAAAGTTTTTTACTCTTTTAACAGCAGCATTACAAGCTGCACAAAGACCATTAATTAATTGACATCCACATCCTACATTAGCTCCACAGTTTCTACACTTTGCCATATTAGTAAAAGTTTATAACGTAATTGTTTCCAGAACATCCACAATTATTTTTAAGGAAATTGTCAAGCATCATGTTTGCTTGATTATAAAGTTTCGTGGATTCATTGATAGCACAGTTGTTGGCAGCCGCTATAGATCCTTGAATAAAGAAATAGATAGATGTCAAGTCCACCTTTGATTGTGTCTTAATAGACCTATCACATTCCATCATATCAAGCTTCATAAATGCATTATCAAACTTTTCTTGAAGCCTGTCAACACGCACAATAGACTTTTCTACAAAGTTTAAATATGCAGGTGCTACAGAATATTTCAAACGGTATACACCGTCAGGAAGTGGTTCGTACACTCCTACAGGACTTAAACCTAGGTTTGATGTTGTAAATATATTGAAGTCATTAACGCTGAATGGTTTAACCACTGTACCAAAACCAGGAACATCAATTTCAATGGTTGCTCCAGAAACAACAGGGGGATCTGTAGGATAGACAGATGCATCAGCAACACCTAGTGTTTGCACATTATATGTAGGAATTACTAATATGTCTAATTTTAAATCTGGCATGTTGTTCTAAATAAATAAGCCAGAGGATTGAGTGTTATCCTCTCACCTCTGGCTTAGGTTATATAATGTTTGTGTATCTCTACCTACCTATTACGGAATCAAAGTTGTAGTGGTAGAAGTAGAAGGCCATACAGTGGTGGTTGTTGATGTAGTGGTGATACATGGTAAGTTATCAGCACTTACAGCACCCAAACCAGCAACAAGAACAGCTTCAAGAGCAGTGCCCACTGCACTACCGCTTTCAACAGCGATAATTACAGTGCTATCTTCTTTGATGTAGTCACCCCACTGATATGCAGACTTGTCATACTCGTTGAACTTGATGTAGTAAGTGTCATAGCTAGTGCCATCACTTACCCATGATTCAAAGTTCTCGTTATAACCGCCCATTCTGTAGAGATGCTTCAAGTAACCAGCTTGGTAGCTGTAGAAGTTCTTTTCCAATTGTGCAATCTCAGCAGAAGTACCTACAGCATAAGAAGAACGCTGTACTACCACTGGATCAGCAACAACATTACAAGCATCTGCTACGATGAAGTCAGCAGTAGTTGCAGGTCCACTGTACACGAATGTACGGAACCACATTCTGTCATATTCAAAAGGAAACGCTGCAACATCACAAGGCTGACCATATTTAGTCAATGGTTTACCAGTGATACGCAAGAATGCGTTTTGATCGTTACCAATCCTTTGGAATTGATAGAAGTCAGAGAAAGTGATGTTGTCTGGGTTGTTACCTGGAGCTTGCAACTCGAAGTGATAGATGATGTCATCAATCAATGCAGGAATGTCAACCAAGCTACAAGGATCACCACCACAATCGCAACAAGGTGCGTTTACAGTGATTGAACGAGTGAAGCCATTGAAATACAATGTATCCAAATAGCTAGAGTGAGCACGCAAAGTGATAGTAACGATGTCACCACACTGTACGTTCCAGTTAACCACATCTGTAATTTGAGTTACAGGAGTAGGGCAACCAGCCACTTTATACCATTCAGTTACGTTGCTGTTGCAACCAGATCCTGAAGGACAACCTTTAATCTTATCAGAACGCTTAGAGCCTTGCAGATAAGTGTTTGTACGGCCCTGCGCAATATAAAAGTAAGGAGACGCAGCGATGTTTACAGCTGTAGCTACAGAGTAGTCAGATTTGAAAACACCAACTTGTCCAGGTGTGAGGTCTTGTGTAGATCCAGAGCTAGGGAGCGCAGATTGCCCTACTGGCACTACAAAGAGCGTAGTTAATGAAAAATCAGCCATTTTGCTTTATTTTAAATGATTAAAAAACTTATTCGTTTGTCTGTATTCTGAACTGTGCGCTTTGAACAGCAGCAGCGTTCTCTGTATACATGGCAAGGTTTTGTACTGTTAAATCTAAAAGCTCATCCTCTAGATAGAGCTCAAGTTCACAGTCTTGGTCAAATGATGGTTCGCCATCTAGCATTATATATCCCTCTTTATTTATATATTGAGGGTAACGCATGTAAGACATATATATCTTGGTTGGTGTAAAGGTGCCATCTGTAAAGATGGATATTTCATCTGTAGAGAGAAAGTTAAAAGTCTCTTGATATTCAAAAGATGGCTTGTAGTGATCGTTATTCAGGATGAATTGAAGATCACCATGTTTAGCCAAGTCTCTGTTAATCCAGATTGTTCTGTCTTTACACACTCCTTTATCCGCTAGTATATAACTATCAATATAGAACATATACTTTGGAACAAGAAGATGCAAGTTAGCAAACCATTGATTTAGTTTATCGTTCTTGAGTGTAAGCTCAAGAGGTTGATGGTTATATGTTACAACCAAGCTTTGTAGGTCCTCGTAACGCTTCTTAAAAGCGTCAAGTCCCATACCACTTATTACACTAAAACCATCAACCTTTTGTTTTATCAGCTTTATCTGGGCTTCATTCAAAGCCAGAATCTTATCTTCTAAGTTTATCTGCTGGTGAATATTTGTTGATAGTTTATTTAGTTTTTGGTCTATCTTGTATAATAAACTATCTACTGGTATCATACTGCAGCTAATTTCTTAGTTTTCAACTTACCTTCGAGAGTCAAGAGCAAGTCTTGATTGTCATCATCAGCAAGCATTTTAATTAAATCATCTTCGTCCTTAGCTATTTCAAACTCACCTTCATAAATTTTACCATTGGGTCTAGCCCTGTATATTGAATGAGCGATGGCTTGCTTCACTAAGTCTTTGATATGGAGTAAGTTGTCTTTCATGTCTGCAAAACGTGTAAACACTTCTACAGGATTAAGACCTTGATACTTACCGTTTTTAAACTCGGTTTGTTTGAGGACATTGTCTACAAGGTTGTAAACTGCTTCCTCTTTAGTATCATCTGTTACAGGTAATCCCAACAACCTTGCCACTTTTCTTTTTCTCTCAGGGGTCATACTGTCAAACTTGACAATAGCCTTATTGATTAATTGTTTCTTCTTGAACATCACTGCGTTCTCAATATCCTCATCAGCTACATAAAACTGTACATCTGCAGGAAATTCACCACGCTCCCAAGCTTGATAAGAGCTTGCAATTGTTGGATGAACACGCAACCAAGAGAATGCTATTTCCTGAAGAGGAAGAGACAGATCAAAATAGTTGTCACCATCTAGAAGCTTTACAGGTTGAACATGCAAAGAATCATTGTTAGAAGTGGACAATCCATAGTTCCAAAACTGTGAACGAGGTCCTAAGTCAACATCTCCAAGTGCAGATTGTAGCTTATCTCTTAAAGCTGTTACACGTTCAATCTCCATTTCTCTTTCTAGAGGATCAGAGATTCTTCGAATGTATGCAGCCTCAGGATCAAGTCCTGTACGGTACTTACCATCAAGTTCTTTATAAGGATACTTGAATACCCCTGTTCCAGGGATACGTGTAAGTCCTCTTAGTGAAAGGCCACCTTGCATTGTCTGAAGTTGTGAGTTGTTATACTCTTTCTTAATAGTTGAGATTTTACCTAACTTACCCATATGTAGTTTATTTATTTGGTTTATTTGCAGATGGTCCCCATCGAAGGGAATGCGACTGGGAGACACCCCAATCCATCCATCTGTAGTTTGAGGAGAGTCCTCCAAAGGTAGGAGGTATAGGAGGACTCTTCTCGGTAGGTGTGCTGTCAGATTTCTCTGACGAGGTATTAGAATTGTGGGATTTCCTCGATAAGAACTGTACGAGACAAATCCTCAATGAAGACATCACAACGGTCTTTCATCCAAATCTCATAACCAGGGAATTTGTTAGCAGAGCTCATACCCTGAGACTTAGCAAAGCCCAAGTGGTGACGAGTTCCATCGATATATCCCCAAGTCATTGAAGGTGCACCCTTCATCCTTACTTCACGGATGTTGTTCACCATTGAACCATCGCTCATTGGAGATACATCAAATACCATGAATACAGGAGTAGATTTCTT